ACTTCGGCAACACCGCAGCCCCCGGCACCGCCGACCAGGTGGTCGGCTATCAACTCGACGACGTGGTGACCTACTACACGCCGGCGAACCTGACCCAGGCGATCTTCCCCTGGAAGGAAATGCATCTTGGCATCATGCTCACCCACAGTGAGCTGAAGAGCGACGGCATCACCGTGGTCGACAGCGGTGCCGATGACTCGCGCACCACCGAGCATTCCGGCCGCGACGACACCGTCCTGGTCGGCATCCTCGACGACGCGCTGCAGGACATGAGCGAGCAATATGCCCGCGGCATGAACAACCTGCTGTGGACCAACGGCAGCGCCGATCCAAAGGCGCTCGCCGGCATGGCGGCGCTGATCACCGATGATCCGACGATCGGTATCGTCGCCGGCATCGATCGGACGGCAAAAACCTGGTGGCGCAACCGCTCCTACACCACGGCCATGGGCGCCGCGGTGACCGGCACGCCGGCAAAAGCGGCCTGGGGTGGCGGTCCGATCACATCTGCCACCACCAATGGCGGGGCGCTGATCACGCTCCTGCAGAACGAGTATCGGCAGCTGACCAGGTATGGTGGCAAGCCGAACACGGCGTTCTGTGGCTCGAGCTGGTTGTCCGCACTGGAGACCGAGCTCCGCGCCAATGGCAACTACTCGATGACCGGCTTCTCCGGCGGCAAGGACGTCTCGGTGGGTCAGATCTCCTACATGGGGACTGACTTTGAGTACGACCCGACGCTGGATGCGCTCGGCAAGGCCAAGCGCTGTTACTGGTACGACAGCCGCGACATCTACCTGGTCGCGATGCAGGACGAGTGGCGGCACCAGCATTCCCCCGACCGCACGCCGGACAAGTACGTCCTGTATCGGTCGCTCACCTCGACCGGGCAATTGTGTGCGCGGCGCCTCAACAGCGCCGTGGTCATCGATATTGCCTGATCGGACGGGGCGCGGTTTTGCCCTCGCTTTACCGCGCTCCGGACAAACCCAAAGGACGACCCATGGCGAGCAAGATCCACTACTGCAGATGCCGGATCAATCTGTCCGGCCAGAATTGCCACACCGTGATCTACGATCAGTTCAACCCACTGACCTGGCCCGAGGTGCAGGTGCTGATGCAGCTGCACGGCGAAGAGAACGTGATGGACGTCGTGCCGGTGTCGATCGGCGAGTGCTGGGTCGGCCAGGAGAAGGCGCGCCTGGTGCAGATCTACGGTCCGCGCGTGGTCGAGGCCGTTTTCCCTGGCCGCAACTTCCGGATGGAGTTGCTGATGACCGGCGACGAGCAGCTGCCGACTTACGTCGAGGGCGGCCCGTCGTCGACCAAGGTTCACCCGCCAACCAATGGCGACGACGAGGATGATGACGACGAGACCGCCAAGGTGATGCCGTCGACATCAGCGGTGATGAAGCCTGGCCGCCACCTGCGGCCAACGCCGGCAGAGCCTCCGACGAAGGAGGCCTGAAGATGCCGCTCGGTGTGCAGCTGCTTGATCTGCGCCGTCAGCTGCGCGCCGAGACCGGCACCAGCCTCAACCCGGCGCAAGGCGTCCAGGCGCAAGCCTCGATGGACCTGGTGCTGGCGCGCCAGCAGCGCGAGCTGTGGGACGCCTATACCTGGCAGCATCTGCAGATCTGGCTCGACATGCCGCTCGAGCAGGGCCAGGCGCTGTACGACTATCCCGGTGCGATGGCCTTCGACCAGATCAAGCGGATCTATGTGGCGCCGACGCAATCATCGCAGTGGCAGGAGATGCTGTACGGCATCAAGCCATGGATGATCCCGCCATCTGGCGTCCAGCAGGGCACGCCGGTGCGCTGGCGCAATGTGGTCGGGATGGATTTTACCGGCGCCACCCCGATCACCAAGCCGGCCGGTCAATTCGAGCTGATCCCGTCGCCGGCAACCGACGACATGGTGATCCGGTTCGACGGCCAGGCGCCGCTCAATCCGCTGATCGCCGACACCGACACCTGCATCCTCGACTCCGAGGCGATCATCCTGTTCGCCGCCGCCGAAATGCTCGCGGTGCAGAAATCCGAAGGCGCGCCGATGAAGCTGACGAAAGCGCAGAATTATCTGCGCCGGCTGCTGCAGGACCAGGGCGCTGACAAACGCGGCAACTACAACATGGGTGGCAACCATATTTACGGCACCGACCCCGATCGCGGTCGCCGCAGGATCCCGTACATCGACTACATCCCTGGGTGAGGCACGGTCATGCCGTATTTCACCATCACCGATTTTGCCGCCGGGCTCGATCTTCGCCGCTCGTCATTGACGGCGCCGGCCGGCACGCTGCGATCGATGGTCAACGCCCACATCACGCCAGGCGGCGAGATCGAGAAGCGGATGGCGTTTGTGCCGTTCTGGAATGTCGACCCGACCACCAAGGGCCTCGTCGAGGTCAACCAGAAGCTCTACACGTTCGGCCCGAACGGTCCCTACAAGACCGAGCCGCCATCGACACCCTGGTCGGTTGGCGTGCTCGGTGTGGCGACGCCGACGATCCATGAGATCATCGACACCGACCTGTTCGACAACAAGGTGTTTTGCATCCTGTGGACCGACACCGCCGGCAGCGTGATGCGGTTCTACGATGGCGTCAATCTGCCGGCCGCCAACGGTTTCTACTGCCGCACCTACAAGACCAAGATGTACACGGTCGGCGGCAACGTCCTCTACTTCTCAGCCGTCGGCAACGCCGCCGACTGGACCGGCACCGGCTCGGGCTCGATCGATCTGTCGCTCGAGGATAGCGACATGACAAATTGTGTCGCCTTGGAAGTGTATTACAACAACCTCGCGATCATGAGTAAGACCGCGACCCAGCTCTGGCTGACCGATCCGGATCCTTTGAAGAACCAGTATGTGCAGACGCTGCGACAAGCCGGCACCGTGGCCTGGCGCAGCGTGATGCAATACGGCTCGGGCGACGTGATGTATATCGCGCCAAGCGGCATCCGCTCGTTGCGCGCCAGGAACGCCTCGCTGGCGGCCGCGGTCTCCGACATCGGCTCGCCGCTCGATCCGATCATCCAGGATCTGTTCCGCACCAAAGGCGAGGACTGGATGAGCGGCACGATCGCGATCCTGCAGCCGGTCACCGGGCGGTTCTGGATCATCCTGCCCGATCGCATCTATATCCTGTCGGCGTTCCCTGGGCCGAAGATTACCGCCTGGTCGGAGTACGATCCAGGGTTCACCATCACCGCCGCGGCCGTGCATCAGAACCACGTTGTGGTGCGCGACGACGCCAACAAGGTCTATGCCTATGGCGGCATCTCGACCGAGGGCCCGGTCTACGACGACTGTTTTGTGGAGCTCGAGTTCCCTTTTCACGCCGGCACAGACACGGCGACCGCCAAGACATTCACCGCGCTCGACGCCACCTGCGCCGGCGTGCCGTGGGACGTCTATGCGGCGTTCAACATCGAGGACGAGACCGCCGAGGACTATGTCGGCGCCTTCAACGGCCCGACCTTTGCGCAAGGTATCGTCGCGCTCGATGGACACTCCACCCACATGTCGCTGCGGCTGCGATCGCAGGCGCCAGGGCCGCAGACGCTGTCCAACCTGGTGGTGCATTACACGATCGGGGAGAGTGGCTGATGCCGATCGAGATCACATCCGCCGATCGCGGCATGATCCGCGCCGTGCTCCACAATCTACGCGAGGTCGATCTGTTGGAGATGATGGCGGCCGACACCGATCTCGATCGGCTGCCCGACATCCTGATCCGGCACAAGGTGTTTGCGTTCTGCGCCTACGAGATCGAGGCCGGTCCGGTGGCGATCTGGGGCATGGTGCAGCGGCGGCCGAACGTCGGCGCCGGCTTTGCCTTTGGCACCGACCAATGGGGCCAGGCGCTGCTGCCGATGCTACATCACATCCGCGGCTTTATCATCCCGTTCCTGGTGCAGGCTGGCTTCCACCGCGTCGAGGCGGCGGCGCTCGCCGGGCGCGAGGACGTCGGGCGCTTCATGGATCTGATCGGCGCCGAGCCCGAGGGTGTGATGCGGCGCTACGGCACGGCCGGCGAGGATTTCATTTCATACAGGTGGTTGGCAGATGAACATGCAGACGCGAGAACTGCGCACCCCGAGACGTACCGCCACGCCGCACATTGAGGTGCGACTCGGCAAGGTCTCGGACGTGATGCAGGTGGCAGATTTCCTGGAGATGTTCTTTCACCTGACGCCGTGGTCGGAGGTGCTGCGCTTCAAGAAGCAGGGCGCGATCGACTACCTGACGATGGCGATCGGCAACGGCTATGCGCCGCATGCGCTGGCGTTCGACAAGAGTGAGCTGGTCGGGATCTGCAGCTATCACGTCTACGCGGCTTACACCGATCCGATCGCGGTGATGGATGAGACCTATGTGCTGCCGCGGCTCAAGCGCACCGACCTCGGCCGGCGCCTGGTCGGGCTCGCGATCGAGATGGCGCGCGCCGACGGCTGCAAGGTGATGAACTTCCCGATCGCCTCGGGGCTGCCGGCGCAGAACAGTCTGATGAACATGGTGGGCCGGCATTTCGGTGCGACACCGGTCGGGATGATTTTCAGGAAGGTGCTGTGATGGGTGGCAAGGATGGCGGCGGTGGTGCTGCAAGCATGGGACAGATGTCGGGCTCGCCGACCGATGGGCCGTCGACGCTGGCGTTTGGCGGTGCCGGTCCCTATGCCAACAGCGGGCCTTATTCCGGGTCGCCGGAGGATGGGCCGCACACGCTCGATCTCTACGGCGGCATGCTGGCCGCGGGGCAGCCGCAGCCGGCAGCAGTTGCAGGCGGTGACCAGCCGGCAGCCGCGCCAGCCGCCGCACCGGAGGCCGCAGCGGCACCGGCTCCAGCACCGGCTGCGGCGCCGGTGGCAACGCCTGACGTGGTGCCGACGCCCGACCCCACGCCCCAGGGACCGCCGTCGCCGCCCGGCACACCGATCGATCAACCGACCGGCAACGTGCTCGGCGGCGCGATCACATCGCCACCGAATTACTGGGTCGGCGGCATCGACAGCTACAACGCCCGCGGCAAGGGCAAGATACAGAACACGCAAACCTGAGGGACCGATCATGGGTGGCAAAGGCGGCGGCGATAGTACACCTGGCTGGTATCCGGTCTGGCAGGCAGCGCAGGCCAAGCAGCAACAGGATGCGGCATTGGCTGCCAACCAGGCGGCGGCTGACAAGGCGGCATCCGACAAAGCGGCAGCCGACCAGGCGGCCGCCAACAAGGCTGCAGCCGACCAGGCGGCGTCCGACAAGGCTGCCTCGGACAAGGCGGCATCCGACCAGGCGGCAGCCGATGCGGCCGCGGCAGCCGACAAGGCGGCGCATACGCCGCTCGGTCCCGCGGTCAGCTCTGGCGGTGCGATCACGAACCAGCCGACGGCGGCCGGCAACCCGGCGCCAGGCAACACCGGTGGCACCGCGCCTCCCTCGTCCGGCGATGTGCTGGGTGGCGCGGTGATGACGCCGCCGAATTACTGGGTCGGCGGGCTCGGTCAAGCGACATCCACCGGCCGCACCAGGGGCAACATAACGACGTCACAATAGGAGCACGCGATGGGCGGCAAAGGCGGCGGTGGCGGCGACTATTACGCCCAGCCAATGGACACATCGGGATACGCCACGCCGGAGCAGGCGAAGGCGACGTTGGCTGCCACGACGCCGGTCGATCTCTCCGGCTACCAGCAGACCATCGACACCCAGAAGGCGGCAGCCGCGGCGACTGCGCCGACGCCGGTCGCCTCGACACCGACCAACGACACCGCCGCCTCGAAGAACACCGGCGCCACGCTCGGCGACTCGGTGCTGGCGCCGCCTGGCTACTGGAATAACCGGCCGGATCTGCAGCCTTCCAACTTGAAGAAGAGCAGCCTGCAGACGACGCAAACGTGAGGATGGACCATGGGCGGTAAATCAGGGCCATCCAACAATCAGATGGTCGCTTTCGAGATGCAGCAGGCGCAGGACGCCAAGGACAAGGAGAACCTGCGCCAGGCCCGGCTCGACCAGGGCAAGAGCGCGATCGACAGCCTGTTCGGTCCGCAAAATTTCGGCGATGATTTTTACAACAAGTACACCAAGGCCGAGCTCGACTACACCCAGCCGCAGCTCGCCGACCAGTACGACAAAGCCAAGCAGGGCATGACCTACGATCTCGCCCGCGCCGGCACCTTGCGATCGACCGCGGCCGGCTACGCGCAAGGCCTTTTGGAGAAGCAGAACGCCGTCAACCAGGCCGGCGTCGCCGCCAAGGCCGACACCGACACCGCGGCATTGAGGCAGTCGATCGCGAGCCAGCAACAGCAGGCCTACAACCAGCTCTATGCCACCGAGGATCCAACCGTCGCCGCCAACACCGCCGCGACATCGGTCGGCAACGCGCAGCTGTCGCAGCCGAACCTGACGCCGCTCGCCAACGCCTTCCAGCCGGTGGCGATCGGGCTCGGCTCGGCCTTGTCGCCGGTCTATGGTGCCTATAGTGCCAACCAGATGCTCGGCGGCGGCATCAACCCGAACAATCCGCTCGCTGCCGGCAGTGCCGTCACCAGTCAACAGACGTAAGAGAAACCCATGTGCGATCCGATCTCAATCATTGGCCTGGGACTGTCGGTCGGTATGGCGGTCGCGAATTACAGCGCGCAACAGGACATGGTGAACCAGCAGAACCAGGCCAACGACGCCTGGGTGGCGTATCAGCGCCGGCAAAGCCAGGACTACCTGGCGCAGGATGAGGCGCTGCGCAAGAACGCGGAAGCGGCGCGCGAAGGCGCGCTCGGCGAGTTGACGGCGGGCAAGCAGAAGCAGGCGCAGACCAACGAGCAGGCGCGGCTGACGTCAGCGCTGACGCCGCAAGAAACCAAAGACATGGCCGAGGGCAAGAAGCAGACCCTCAACG